ATCGAAGAAGACTTTGGTTATCAGTACGTTGTTACTATTCAGGGTAACAAAACTGCAACTGCTACAGCGAGTATTTCATAATGACGGGGCGCGTTACTTCTCTTTCGATTACTGACTCTGGTTTCGGTTATACTACTGCACCGGGTATCACAATTTCTGTTCCTGACCAAGATTCGGCAAACGCTACTGCTACTGCTACTGTAACCAACGGAAGTGTGGATTTTGACGGCATAACGATAACCGACTCTGGTTCTTATTATGTCGACATTCCGACAGTCACAATTGCTCCACCACCTGGTGGGCATGTTTCATCTGCTAGTATCGTATTTCCTGTTGCGGTAGGACATGTTAATCAGCAAATTTATCAAACGACTGGCGGTAGTGGCACAGGGTTTTCTATTAGAGCGACAAGTTCTGGCGGATTAATTAGTTTTAATATTATTAATGCAGGTAAAAACTATATAGTAGGTGATCAAGTCCAAACAGTTAATGGCGATAATCCTGCAACAATTGAAATTGACAGTATTAGTGCTGGTACAACTGCGACTGCAATTGCAACTTTAGATAGTAATGCTGGTGGTAGAGTTGCAACAATTACACCCGTAATCTTTGGTAGTAATTACGATTCTGCACCAACAGTAACTATTAGTGCTGCGGATGGTACTGCCCACGACTATAGAGCAACTGGCGTGGCAGTCCTTGGCGACTCTGGCAAAATTGCATCACTGACTATCACTGATTCTGGTGGTGGTTATATCACTGCTCCTACAGTAACAGTTGATGCAGCACCTAGAATTGTAAAAGACTCTGCTAGTCAAACACTATCAACCGGCGTCAAAGTTTCGGGTGAAGTTCTCAAGTATTCTGACTCAGATGGTAAGATCTACATTGGTCGTACCGTTGCTGATGATGGCAATTATCATGAGTTCGTCAAAGACAGACTTATCACCCTGGCAAATGTCAATGATGATAGTCCTATTTCTAGAACTGTTCTTGCGACAAGCAATGATGACATCCAGTCTACTAATACCGAACAGAACTTGGACTTCGATAATGTTTCTGATGACTTCCTAGACTTCTCTGAAACCAATCCATTTGGCGACCCGGAGGATTGATAGATGAGTGATTTCGATTTCGGATTTACTGCGGTTGATGAGGATGAACTGAATGCCGTACAAGAAAAAAATTTACAGGTGGATGCTGCTCAATCTACTGCGGAAGCGAGTCAAGAAAAACTAGACAAACTCTATAATGCAGTAATGCCCCTTCTAAACAATCTCAAAAAGAACCCAGAGAAAGACTACATCCTCTGGCCAGATAGATTGAAGAAGGTAGAAGAGTTTGAAACCTATCTACAGGGGATTTATTCTGCGTAATGTTTAGAGGTCATTTTTACCACGAGAAAACACGAAAGTGTGTTGCCGCATTCGGTCGTCTATTCAACGACATCTATGTTGTCCGCAAAAGTGGGCAGCAAAAGGTGCCATTGGCATATGCTCCCCGTGAGAAGTACCTAGACCGTATCCGTGACAATGCGAACTTAGATACTGACACGAAAGTGCAGATCAAGTTGCCACGTCTATCGTTTGAAATTACTGGCATGCAGTATGACCTAAACCGTCAATTGCAAAAACTGAACACAATGAAGTCAGTTACCAGTGACACAAGTAAACGCAACACGCTTTATTCTGGCGTTCCCTATGTTTTGGGGTTCCAGTTGAATGCTTACACTAAATCACAGGATGATGCTCTACAGATCGTGGAGCAAATCCTTCCGACTTTCAATCCTCAGTACACACTGACGATGAAACCCCTGGCGAAATTTCCTGACTATAAAGAAGATATTCCCATCACTATCACCGGTGTTGGTTTTCAGGATGATTTTCAGGGCGCATTAGCAGAGGGTAGAACTATCATCTACTCTATGAGTTTTGAAATGCGAATGATGTATCATGGATTTATTCCAGACAGCAACATCATTCGGGAAGCAAACACCAGAGTTTTCCAAATCGGAGAAGGGTCTGCTGATTCTGACGTTCGTCTACAGACAATTCAGGTCAATCCAGATCCGTTAACAACTATAGGATTAGATGACAGTGACTTCGGATTCACCACAACAGTCTTCGGCGCAGATAGCGACTATAGATAATCAGAAAAGTGATTATGATTATTCTCGCCACACATATTATGAACTCATTGAAAAAGGTAAAGACGCACTTGAGACGATGATTGAAGTTGCGCGGGAGTCTGAACACCCCCGTGCTTATGAGGTATTGTCGGGAATGATTAAAAACATTTCTGACGTAAACGACCGTCTGATGGAATTGAACAAAAAACAGAAAGACCTGGAAACGTCATCATCTCCAAAGAGTGTCGAAAATCAACAGAATAACTTCTATATTGGATCAACTGCCGATATTCAAAAGATGCTACATAGTATTGATGGTGAAGTGATTGATAACGACGAATAATCATGAATGAAGCGTATAGTGGGAACACATCTTATCTTGGTAATCCCCATGTAAAAAGGGATGGCGTCAGAGAAGAATGGACCCCCGAAAAACTCAAAGAATATAAAAAATGCATGGAAGACCCTGTGCATTTTTGTGAGACCTATGTAAAGGTAATCTCACTGGACCGTGGATTGGTTCCCTTTGAGTTATATCCCTACCAGCAAAAAATGTTCGGTCATTTCAACGAAAACCGATTTAATATCGTGTTGGCATGTCGACAATCAGGCAAATCCATTTCGGTGTGTGGGTATCTCTTGTGGTTTGCCCTATTCAACCCGGAGAAAACAATTGCTGTATTGGCTAACAAAGGTGCTACCGCTAGAGAGATGCTTGCGCGTATCACGCTCATGCTTGAAAATATTCCATTCTTTCTTCAGCCAGGAACAAAAGCACTTAATAAAGGATCGCTGGAGTTTGGCAATAACTCTAGAATTATTGCGTCTGCTACTAGTGGCTCTTCTATTCGTGGTTTGTCTGTCAATCTTCTTTATCTTGATGAGTTTGCTTTTGTAGAAAGAGCAGCAGAGTTCTACACGTCAACCTATCCGGTGGTGTCGTCTGGTAAAGACACAAAAGTAATCATCACATCAACCGCCAACGGTATTGGTAATATGTACCATACGCTGTGGGAGGGTGCCGTACAGGGTACTAATCAGTTCAAACCATTCCGAGTGGATTGGTGGGACGTACCAGGTCGTGATGAAAAGTGGAAAGACGAAACCGTCAACAACACGTCTCAGTTACAGTTCGACCAAGAATTTGGCAACACGTTCTTTGGAACAGGTAACACACTCATTGCATCCCACATTCTCTTAGAGCAAAGGGCAGAGAACCCTGAGACGTACCTAGAAGGTGGGGACTTACTGGTCTATCGTAAACCTATAAAAGACCATAACTATGTAATGTGTGTGGATGTGAGTAAGGGTAGAGGGCAAGATTACTCTACCTTTAACATCATCGACATTAGTACCAGACCATTCCAACAGGTTGCTGTCTATCGTAACAACACCATCTCCCCTATTCTTTTCCCGACAATCATTGAGAAGTATGCAAAAGTCTGGAACGAAGCATACATCATTGTGGAAGCAAACGACCAAGGTGGAGTAGTGACCAACGGTCTTTATCATGATCTTGAATATGAAAATATTCACATGGAATCTACAGTGAAAGCAGACCGTCTTGGTGTTGAGATGAACCGCAAAACCAAGAGAATTGGTTGCTCTGCTATCAAAGACATCATTGAAGCGCACAAAATGAAGGTTGTGGATGCCCACACTATTCAAGAAATGTCCACCTTTATTGCTCGTGGACAGTCTTATTCGGCATCAGAGGGTAACCATGACGACTTAATCATGAACCTGGTTATGTTTGGTTACTTTGCGACTAGTAATAACTTTGAAGAACTTACGAACGTCAATTTCAAGGAAATGATGTTCCATGACAGAATGAAACAGATTGAAGAGGATATTGTACCTTTCGGATTTATTGATGACGGTTCGTCTTATATTGACGAGGTGGAGAACGAGAACACAGACTGGTATGTGGAACTTGAATAAATTATAAATATAACTGTCATCGTGAAACACACTCGTATTATGCACCATAGAATAAGTAACCGAAAAGGGATAAGTCCATGGCACTATTTACTCCTAGCCAATCTCCTGCGGTCGTAGTCAAAGAAGTAGACCTTACTGGCGGTGTGCCAAATGTCCAAACTTCTACAGGTGCGATTGTAGGTAATTTTAGTTGGGGTCCGGTAGAAGAAAGAAAGTTAATCTCAAACGAGGCAGAACTCGTAGAAACTTTTGGTTCACCAGACACGACCAACAACATTGATTTCCACAATGCTTCATACTTCCTAAGATATTCAAATTCATTGCAGGTAGTTCGGGCAATCACTAGCGCGGCAGAAAACTCTCATGCCCATAAGACTGGTGTCGACCCCGCTAACCAAAAGATCAAGAACCGCGCTGGTTTCGACGCTGCTTCATTTGACTCAGGTCAGTTGTTCATCGGTCGTTTCCCAGGTGTACTCGGTAATGGTCTGGAAGTTTCTTTCTGCCCACACTCACTAAACGACTCTGCATTTGACGGTTGGACTTACAAGTCTTCGTTTGATGCTGCACCAGGAACGTCTGCATATGACTCAGACAGAGACGGTGTAAACTCAGAAATTCATGCTGTCGTCGTAGATAAGAACGGCGAGTTTACCGGAACGAAAGGAACCGTTCTGGAAGCATACCCATACATGTCAGTGTTCACCAACTCTAAGACATCAGACGGTAGCAGCAACTACGTTAAGAACGTCATCAACGACCGTTCTGAATATGTCTACATGGTACAGTTCGACTCTGAATTTGCTAATGCAGGTGCAGGTGTTGCATTGACCCCAGGTACGACCAAGACCCTAGCAACGACCAACCTTCCTGTACAGGACTACACCTTCTCTGGTGGTCTGAACTCTGACACATTGGGTACTTCAGAAGTTGCAACTGGTTTTGACCTGTTTGAAGACAAAGATAAAGTCGAAGTAGACTTCTTGATTGCACCAGGCATGAGTGCTGCTGCTGATCAGCAGACCGTGGTAAATGATTTGGTTTCTATCGCAACTGATCGTAAAGACTGTGTTGTTGTAACCTCACCAAACCGCACTGCAATCGTTAACCAGACCAACGAAGCAACCGTAACCACCAACATCACCACCACCGTAGATGGTTTCACCAAGTCATCTTACTTGGTAATCGATGGTAACTACTTGAAAGTGTACGATAAGTACAATGACGAGTACATCGAAATCCCTGCTGCATCTTCTACTGCGGGTATCATGGCAGAAACCGACCGTGTTGCTGCACCATGGTTCTCACCAGCAGGTACAAAGCGTGGTCAATACCTTGGTGTTACGACCATCAACTATAACCCAAGCAAAGCAAGACGTGACACTCTATATAAGAAAGGTGTTAACCCTGTTGTAAACATCAGTGGTAGCGGCATCGTTCTGTTTGGTGACAAGACTGCACTGCAACGTCCTTCTGCGTTTGACAGAATTAACGTCCGCCGTCTGTTCTTGACACTAGAAAGAGCAATCGCAAAAGCAGCAGAGAACGTAATGTTTGAATTCAACGATGAGTTTACTCGCGCAGAATTCGTCAACATTATTGAACCTGTTCTGAGAGACATCAGAGGCAGACGCGGTATCACGGACTTCCGTGTTGTAGCAGACGAAAGTGTTAACACACCAGCAGTGATCGACAGAAATGAATTTGTGGCAAGCATCTTCATTAAACCTGCTCGTTCAATCAACTACGTTACCTTGAACTTCGTGGCGGTGAGAACCGGCGTTGAGTTCCAGGAAGTAGTCGGTACGGTGTAAGGGAGAACTAAAAAATGGCACTAGGTAGAGTAGACGATTTTAAAGCAAAACTTGCTGGTGGCGGCGCTAGAGGCAATCTGTTTCAGGTTAACTTCTCGCAACCAGACGGTTTCAACGTAGGTCTAGACACCGAGTTGGCATCTTTCATGTGTGAAGCAGCAGTATTACCTGCTTCTACACTTGGAACCATCATTGTACCATTCAGAGGTCGCCAGTTGAAAATTGCTGGTGATCGTCAGTTTGGTGAGTGGACAGTTCAGGTAATCAACGACCGAGACTTTATCACTCGTAATGCAATGGAAAGATGGATGGCATCTATGGCAAACCACTCAAGTGCGGGTGGTAGTCAACGTCTAGACGAATATTGCGTAAACTTGGACGTTGTCCAGTTTGACCGTGATGAGAGAGAAATCAAAAGATATTTCTTCAAAGATGCGTGGCCAGTAGCAATCTCAGAGATTGGTCTGAACTACGGTGATATTGATAGCATTGAACGCTTCACTATTACTTGGCAGTATCAGTACTGGACATCTAACACCACAGATGGCAACTTAGGTACGGCAACGCCGACTGACCTGAGAGCGTCTTCTGCGGGTGCATAAATAAGTAGAAATACTTTTGAGGAATTATAATGGCAGACGATAATAGAGGTTTCCGAGTATTCGGTTTCGAAATTAGAAGGCAAAACACTTCTGAGCAAGACGCTGAGAAGAAACCTTCTATCGTACCCCCAAATGATGAGGACGGTGCCGGTTATGTAACCGCCGCCGGTTCTCATTATGGGCAATACCTCAATATTGATGGTGACGAATCAAAAGATAATTTCCAACTCATCATGAAGTATCGGGGTGTAGCAATGCACCCCGAAGTTGACGCTGCGGTTGAAGATATTGTCAACGAAGCAATCGCTGGTGATATGAACAAACAGAATATCGATGTAAACATGGATAAACTGAATGTTCAACCAAAGATCAAAGACATCATCAAAAATGAATTTGATCACATTGCTTCAATGTTAAACTTCAACGAGAACGGTCACGATATCTTCAGACGTTGGTATGTCGATGGTCGACTGTATCACCACCTTGTGATTGACGAAACTCAACCACAGGCAGGTATTCAGGAAATCCGATATATTGATTCGGCAAGAATGCGTAAAGTAAAAGAGATCAAGAAAAAGAAAGACCCGGCAAGTGGCGCAAACTTGATCGAAAAGGTAGATGAGTATTACATCTATCAAGAAAAACCTGCTGGTTTTAGCGGTGCTAAAGGTTCTGCTGTTGGCACTTATGGCAGTGGCGTTAAAATGTCTACTGACTCTGTGTCGTATGTAACTTCTGGTCTACTAGATGAGTCTAGAAAGAAAGTTATTTCATACGTCCACAAAGCACTAAAACCACTCAACCAATTGAGAATGATGGAAGACTCTTTGGTCATCTATCGTCTCGCTAGAGCGCCAGAGCGGCGCATCTTCTATATTGATGTCGGTAACTTACCCCGTGGTAAGGCAGAGCAATATATGAAGGACATCATGACCAGGTATCGTAACAAGTTGGTTTACGATCAAAAGACTGGTGAAATTAAAGACGACCGTAAACATCAATCACTTTTGGAAGATTTCTGGTTGCCACGTCGTGAAGGCGGTAAGGGAACCGAGATTGGCACTCTGCCTGGTGGTGAAAACCTTGGACAGATTGATGACATTCTATACTTCCAGAAAAGACTTTATAAGGCACTCAATGTTCCACTTAACAGATTGGCGGAAGAACAACCGTTCTCTCTTGGGAGAACTACAGAGATTTCAAGAGATGAACTAAAGTTCCAAAAGTTCATTGATCGTCTGAGAACTAAGTTTTCTTCTTTGTTCAAGGACATTCTAAAGATCCAGTTGATCCTTAAAGGCGTAATCATGCCTGAAGATTGGGACTGGATGCAAAACGACATTAACGTCGATTATGTACGAGACAACCATTTCTCTGAACTCAAGGAAATGGAAGTTATGAGAGAGCGAATTGACACGCTAAATACCGTTAGCAACTACGTTGGTGTGTTCTTCTCTAAGTCATGGGCAATGAAAAACATCTTGCAAATGAACGACGAAGACATCCAACAAATGGCTGCTGAAATGCAAGCAGAAATGCCAGCACAACCTGAAGAACCAGAAATGGAAGACGAATTATGAGCGAAGAAAACATCTTAGAAGGTTTGACCGACGAGCAACTTCTAGCACTGCACGAACAAGTAAGTGAACTATCTGAGCAAGAAGCAGAAGTAGAGATGGAAGCAGCGCCAGAAGAAACTGCAACCATCAATCCAATTGAAAGCATTGTTGATGATGCAATTGCAGGTAACTACACAGATGCCGGTAAAACTTTGGCATCAGTAATGGATGCTAAAGTATCTGATGTCTTGGATATGGAAAAAGTTTCAATCGCTGCATCTCTATATCAGTAAATCTTAAAAATATAAATCTTATAAATATATAAGATAATTTAGAGAACCGAATCGTAAGGACTTGGGATACATGTCTAGTTTTTTGACACCATTAGCGGCAGAAATTGCTGCACCTACTAGTACCGGTACTGCATCAACGGTCGGAGACAACCGAGTAATCCGTTGTGTCAACACCAACTCTAGTAATGGTTACTTGGTGTCACTGCAAGATACCAGCGGTAATCTGAAGGGTTCAATGAGTTTGGCACCAGCGGAAAGTGCAATCATCTTTAAAAATTCAGATGACGAAATCTTCGCTGCTAATGCTAACGTAAAATTGACCCCCGTAACTTATCCAAGGGGTTAATCAGATGAAACTGATTTCAGAATTTACAGATCAAAGACTAGAGTTTGTCACAGAGAACACCGATGGCACTAAGAAGTATGTCATCGAAGGTATCTTTGCCCAAGCAGAACAAAAGAATAGAAACGGTCGCATTTACTCAAAGAGTGTCATGGAAAAGGCACTGGACAAGTACAATGAAGACCAAGTTTCAAAAGGTAGAGCAGTAGGTGAACTGAACCACCCTTCAGGTCCAACTGTTAACCTTGATAAAGTTTCGCATAGCATCAAGAAACTCGATTTAGAGGGCAATGATGTTATGGGGAAAGCCACCATTTTGGACACTCCGATGGGGAATATCGTAAAAGGTCTTCTCGACGGTGGGGTTCAACTGGGGGTTTCGACTCGTGGTATGGGAAGTCTAGAGCAGAGAAACGGCGCTAATTATGTGAAGGGTGATTTCCTTCTCAATGCCGTAGATATTGTTCAAGATCCATCTGCACCATCTGCTTTCGTTAATGGGATTATGGAAGGTGTAGAGTGGGTATGGAACAATGGAATAATCGAAGCACAGGCAATTGAAAGAATGGAGACTGAAATTAAAAAAGCTCCACGCGCTGATCGCTATGAGGCACAGGTTCGTGAGTTTAAAAATTTCCTCTCGTTACTCAAAACTAAATAACAAAGGAGTCAATTATGACTGATCAAAATACTGGTCATGATGTTGCGCTCCATGATGAGAGCGAAATCATGGAAATGCAAGGTCACGACCCAGCAAACGCTGAAGCACAATCAGTCGCTAGTTTAGACGCCGCTGATGAAGTGACTGCCATGGCGGCACAACCTTCACAGGGCACCGCTGTCGGTAACACCTATCAAGATCCTATGGGCATGCAAACCCAGACCAAAGCTGCTATGATGGCGGCAATGGTAGATTCATTGTCAAAGATGAATAAAAAGGATGTTGCTGCTGCTTACCATTCAATGATGAATGGTGGCGGTAAAGAAGAAGGTGCCGCTGAAGCAGACGCAAAAATGGAAGATGTCCACTATAAGGCAGATTTCGCGTCAGATCTAAATGCGCTGGTATCTGAAGAAGCAACGCTTTCTGAAGGTTTCAAAGCTAAAGCAGAAACTATTTTCGAAGCAGCGATCAATGCTAAACTTTCTATGGAAGTAGATCGTCTCGAAGAAAAATATAACCAAGAATTGGCAGAAGAACTTCAGGTTACCAAAGAAGATTTGGTCAACAAAGTCGATTCTTACCTAAACTACGTTGTCGAACAGTGGGCAGAAGACAACCGTCTGGCAATCCAGAACGGTCTGAGAACTGAAATCGCAGAAGGTTTCATGGGCAAGTTGAGAGACTTGTTTGTTGAATCTTATGTTGAAGTTCCAGAGTCTAAAGTCGACCTGGTTGACGAACTTGCTAAAGAAGTTGAAGATCTCGAAGAGGCACTCAACAAGCAAACCACCAATACCATCGCTATGCAAGAAGAGTTGGAAGTCCTGTACAAAGACATCGTCATTCGTGAGGCGTCTTATGACTTGGCAACCACTCAGGTTGAAAAACTGAATGGTCTCGTTGAAGGTATTGCTTTTGAATCTGTAGAGCAATTTGCAGACAAAGTAATGACTATCAAAGAATCATATTTCCCAAAAGTAGCTGCTAAGAGCAACTATGACACCATCGAAGAAGATTTCAGTGGCGACGCTGAAGTAGTCGAAGGCGGTAGCATGGATTCATATCTTTCAGCACTAAAAAAGACATCTAAATAAGGGGAGTCCTAAAGATGCAAGCAACAATCTCTTACGACCGTTTGGTCGAAAAGTGGGCACCAGTACTGAACGAAGAGTCTGCTGGCGCTATTAAAGACAGTCACAGAAAAGCAGTAACCGCTGCAATTCTGGAAAACCAAGAGAATGCTCTTCGTGAAGAAGGCATGATCAACGAAGACACCACCACTGCTAACGTCGGCAACTGGAACCCAGTACTGATCGCTTTGGTACGTCGTGCAATGCCAAACTTGATGGCATACGATGTGTGTGGCGTACAGCCAATGACCGGTCCTACCGGTTTGATCTTCGCAATGAAGTCAAAGTACCAGACCACCAAAGGCGGCGCGTCTGCTGGCGACGAAGCATTGTTCAACGAGGCATTGGTCAACTACTCAGGTGACTCAGATACAACTGGTAACGGCACACGCGGTCCATCAGGTCTGAAGGGCGCAACCGATACTGACGGTAACGACGGTTTGTTCGACTCTGGTGACACCTATGTCCCAGTCAAAGGTGACGCATACACCACTGCTGAAGCTGAAGCATTGGGCAACTCAGGCGGCGAAGGTTTCGCTGAAATGGGTTTCAGCATTGAGAAAGCAACTGTAACTGCTAAGTCTCGTGCGCTGAAGGCAGAATACACCTTGGAATTGGCACAAGATCTGAAGGCGATTCATGGTCTTGACGCTGAAACCGAGTTGGCAAACATTCTGTCAACCGAAATCTTGGCGGAAATCAACCGCGAAGTAATTCGTACCATCAACTCACAAGCAAAAATCGGCGCTCGCCAAGCAAACGTCGCTACGAAGGGTATCTTTGATCTGAACACTGACGCTGACGGTCGTTGGTCTGCTGAGAAGTTCAAGGGTCTGATCGTACAGGTAGAGCGTGAAGCAAACACCATCGCGAAAGAAACACGTCGCGGTAAGGGTAACTTCATCATCTGTTCATCTGACGTAGCATCTGCTTTGGCAGCATCAGGCATGTTGGACTACTCTCCAAACATGAGCACTCAGTTGGAAGTTGATGACACTGGTAACACCTTCGCAGGTGTATTGAACGGTCGTACCCGCGTGTACATCGATCCATACGCTGAAGTCGACTATGTAAACGTCGGTTACAAGGGTGCTAACCCATACGACGCTGGTCTGTTCTACTGCCCATACGTTCCATTGACCATGGTTCGTGCGGTAGGTGAGGACAACTTCCAGCCACGCATCGGTTTCAAGACTCGTTATGGCATGGCATCAAACCCATTCGTGGGCGCGACTCCAGCAGACGGTCTGGCAACTGCTCGTACCAACCAGTACTACAGAATTTTCCGTGTAGACAACATGCTGACCTCTTCATAAGAAGAAAACTAGCACTACTCAAACTAAGGGAGGGGACTTCGGTC